AACCCGCAACATTAGTAAGAGCTTGACTAATATTAACTCCATCAATAGAAGCTAAATTAACAATACCTAAGTTGTTCATGTTGAGGTTACCTGTCATGGTTCCTCCTGACAAGTTTAATTTAGCATCTAATCCTGTTGTTCCATTATTAATCCTATTTTTTAAAGGAGTATAGTCATTCGATAAAAAGTTATTATAACTACTATTCGTGTAATTAAGGTTACTGATTAAAGAATTAACATGTTTTTCCATGCTTTGAAAAAGATCTCTAAACCTAACGAGGTTTAAATCTTTATCAAACTCTGGAATTCTTAATTTTAAATCTTGAATATCTTGATAACTCACAGACATCACCTTGCCTTTTGTTGACGATACACAATGCCATAATCGCCAATTTTCATTTTATCGTTCATAAACGTATATAATCTAAACCCAGGCAGTTTACCTTTCATGTTTAATTGTGTAAGTAAACTGAGTTTTTTACTGGTTTGCATTTTGTTAATAGATACCCTAAAGCTTTTTTGATCTTTGTTTTGTGCACTGACAATCGGAAGTATCGATGAAACGCCTAGTTCGTTTTTAAAGTCTATATAGTTTCTTTGATAATCGTTGTTCTCATCTGTATATACTTCTACGTCTAATCGGTTTTGGTAATCTAAGTAATCTGCATAAGGGATAACGTAGAAATCAAATCCGCTACCTTTAATATCTAAGAATGTCGTTTGTATTCTTCGGACTTTTTTAGTGTGCTGTGCGTTAAACGATAATGCTCCAGTATCTAACATTCCGCTTATATCATTAATCTCATAACTTGGAATACTTGTGTTCTCAGTTTGTTTTATAAATTCACCATTTTTAACACTTTGTAAGTCCCCTATTACACGATTTTCGATATTATTAGGTAAATAGTTTAAGTAACTACCATACGTAGAGTATGGGAATACATCATCGTTTATAAAGAATAAGTCAAAACCTTTAGCATATCCACTTGTAAAATCAATCATTGGATAACCGGCATTAATCGTATCGTACATGGTCCATCGCTTACTATCTTTATTATATATAAAAGTAAGCATAATTGATTTTTTATTAAATATTCCAGAGGTCACTTCATCTCGAACAAAGTATGTCGCATATATGTACATGTTGCTATTTAGTGCTTTAACGTAATACGTCACTTTTAAATCTTCAAACGTATCTATAACTTGTCCGTAACCTTCTTCTAATCGTTGTTTAACGTAGTGGTTTGGATTACTTATAATGTTATCAACCGCACCTGTTACAGGGATTACGTAAACATCGTCTTGAGATTCTACGTTAACGTTAGTTCGAATAACATATCCACGCTCTTGATGAATAAAGAAAACTTCATTACCAAAACTTTGAACCGTTATTTTTTCTGATGGGTCTAAATCTAAGTTAGCGTAAGCAAATGTTTTTTGTAAGTTTAGATAATCAATAATACTGTGCAATACCCACAAACCGTTCGTTGTAAACACATATATGTTTCCACGATGCGTATGAACATGCACTATTTCGTAATCAAAGTCTATTGCTCCAAACGGATAAGGGGCATAATCAGGTTGATCATATTCTAAGAATTGTAATACGTTACTACCTGTGTGCGGTCCGTATAAAATTAAATATCGATCATAACCTGTTAAGTATGTTGCTTTTTTAAGATTGTGTAGTTCTAACATTTTGTTAGGATCAATCGTACGTTCGCCTCGTACAATAATAGGCTGTGTTGTACCTGTTGATACATTACGTATGTGCTGGTCCGCTGTAATATTTACTTCTACCGCATCTAGATAACTAATTATGTTATAAGTATTTCCACTTCTGTTTGCTAAGTTTATTGGAAAATCTATTCCTTCAAACTTAACAATGCGTTGTATAGTCGCTCTTTGATCGTTATCATCATAGCTGTATGTATCGGTTTTAGTTTTTACATCGTTTATACGATTACCATCTAAGGTAATGTAATAACTGTTTCTTGTAATTGTTATTTCAGATTTATATTGCGTTACATCACTTGACGTACTATCTGTATCTGTGTTTACTGTTATTTCATACACTAATGCGTTATCTTCAGACTCTGTTGTGTTTTGCATGTTTGTAAGTACTTCAGGCAAATCATAAATACTATCGTCGGTAATCGGTACGTTACTAAACTGACCTTCTGTTACTTCAAACTCTGTATCTTCAAGAATTTCTGTGACTAAACGCAAACGAATAACATCATTATGACTTTCTGTTAAATCATAAATTCTAAATAGAAAATCTTGTAATGCTGTTGACTCCCAATCAATAATCGGTTGTCCTTCCGTATCTACGGCTGTGGCTAATACATACCGTTCAGGTGTATCGTTTGCAAACATTAATCGTTCTAAAGATAATCTAAACAATCGATTATCAGAACTTAAATTAACAAACGGCATTTTAGGAATGGCTACATAAGGTCTTAAAAACATTCTTTGGTTTTTATCAAAAGAACTAAATGTTTTAGCAAACTCTCTAATGTTACCGGTACTTCTAAAATTAAAGAATATATCGTAAGGTATGACCCCTAATACTGTCGGATACGTAAACGCACTTGCATCATCTCCAACTAAATCTTCAAATACAAACGGAGCAGGATCTAATGCGTTATAAGAAATACTTGTTGGGTCTTCTTGACTAAACGTACCAAAGTTTACTTCTTTAGGTTTTTGTAATAAAAAGCTGTGGCGTGTTCCGTCAAACTGTAAAATCATAACGCCTTTGTACGCTACTTCGTTATTTACAATAACTCTGCCTAAAAAAGCAATGCCGTTTCTCCAAAACATATTGTAGTTTGGAATATGATGACTAATTACTTCGTATTCATATTCTTGATTACGGTAATCATGTCTAAGAATCTCTACATATACTTCATCAGAATTGGTATATGTAATCATGTCAGTCTCTGTTTTGTTTTCTAAGTAAAAACTTTCAGTATCGTAAAAGACCAAATCTATGTTTTGTTGTTCACGCATGTTTTTACGAAACAGCAAGTGTCTAATAGATTCATCATTAACTGTTATCTCTTCTTCTGGAATAGGAGTGATACCAGTTTCTAAAACATCTAAAGGACTTAAAGTACCATCATATATTGACATCTGTTACCCTCCTATACAAATTGACTACCTATTTCGTATTCAACGACTATTTGAGTATCATCTGTACTACTTCCCCAATTATAAGTATAGTTTGTATTTGTACTTAACGTACTTCCATATTCTGTTCTCCATCTAACAAAAGTATACGTAGTACCTCCTAGTATAAATACACTAGTTGCTGATAAAGAAATACTTTCGCTTGTTCCTTCGTCTTTAGTTGCTACAACGGTTCCGCTTGCAGTAACTGATTCAGATACTCCATTAACCCCTATACTTACAGCAGATAAAGAAGCACCTGCAACCCTTACTGAAAACTCTACAGTTTCTACTGGGTCTGGTTCTGCTTCTTTTTCATAATGAGCATATAAAGTTGTGTTAGAGTTTAAAGTAAAACTATATGTTGTATTAGTGGTTACTGTACTTCCTGATTCAGTTCTCCAAGCTATAAATATATATGTATTTCCATCAGCAATAGCAGTAGCAGAAGCGCCAACAGTTATTGAAGTACCTGCTTCAGTATCTTGTTGATAACCAGCTATTTCTTCTCCGTTAAAAGTTATAAATATTGTATCAGATGGATATGGGTCAGGAAACGCTTGTACTAATAATCCATACTCTGTTGTTGATGTATCTTCCCATTGAGCATACAGCGTATCGTTGCTTGTTATTTTAACGGTTGTGTTTGAAGTAATTTTAGTACCTCCAGAACTACTTGTATACCAACCTTTAAAATCATAATCACCACTTCTAGTTATAGTAGGTAAAGTTCCATATGTAGAATCGTAAGTTACTTCTTTACTAAAAAAACTAGGATTATTTCCTCCGTTTTTATTAAACGAAACCGTATATGTTTTAGCTGTAAAAGAAGCTACAAATGAAGTATCTTCTGAAATTTCATAAGGAAAAGAAACAATACTTCCATCTACAGCCCAACCGTCAAAATCGTATCCTGTTTTAGATCTATTTCCAGGGTCATCTACCTCATACGGTTCTGGTCCTGTTTGAGAACTTGGATTAGTTCCACTACCGTTTGAATCGAACGTAGCTGTAACATCTTCAGGTTCGCTTACTAGATCCCATATAGCTGTATATGTTGCGTTTCCTGTAGCTGAAGTAATATTTGGATCCCAACGATTAAAACTATAATTATTTCTAGAAATACTTTCAGGAGGACCGGGTGTTGTAAAATGATTTACAGTTCTTGTTTTATCACTTGTACTTCCATCATTCCACTCTCCACCATTAGGTTTCCAAGTAATCGTATAACTTTTAATAGTAAACTGTGCAGTAAACGTTGTATCTGAACTAATTACAACAGACCCACTAGTTCCTAAACCATTATCCCAACCCGTAAAATCGTATCCTGTTTTACTAGTTGAACCTGGGTAGTTAATTGTTAATGGAGGTGTTCCTGATACTGGTGGATAGCTTGTACTACCTCCATTTGAATCAAACGTAGCAGTAACATTTTGAGGCTGAACACCTGTTGTAACGTTTTCACTTGTAGTTCCACTTTGTATAGATGGATCTGCAGCGTCTTTAAAATAAGCGTTTATTGTGTATGTTGTGCTGTAAAAACTTACTTCTTGAGTAATATTTTTTGTTTCGCCGCCATCTAAACTAACAGGTGTACTACTTAATAATTCGTTTATAGACACATATTCAAAATAAGCATCTACTTCAAAATCATTATTGTTCGTTATGTCAAAACTAATATCTAATTGATCAGCAGACGCACCACTTATAACAGGTAATTCTCCCCCTATTTCATAACCTACTAAAGTGGTATACGATTTAATCGCTCCAAGTTCAGCAGGTGTTTCATAATAAACCGTAATAAACTTAGTATCTGTACTAAACTTATCCCAATCTGAATTAGTATAAGTTCCTGTTTCTACTTCATTAGGTACAAAAAATTTAGCAAACAAAGTGTCTTCATCATGTTTTGCTCGAATGTATAATCTAAAATCTAAATTATTTGTAATAATATAATCAATACTATTTCCGTTTTCTTCAGTTATTTCAAATTGCGTATTTTCTAAAACATTAGCATCTATGTTTAAACTAACTCTTCCAAGTTCTAATTCAGTCCAACTACTTGCGTTAAGTTCTTGTTGTTGGTTTTGTGGGAAAAAACGTGCTCGTATTTTATAATCTACATCTGTAAATAAACTATAGTTAAATGTTTTTATTTCTCCATCATCCACAGTTTCTTGGAATGTGTTACTACCCACTTCAACAATTAAAATAACATCTTCGCCAGTATCGTTTGTAATTTCAAATTCCGTATAATAATTTCCGTTTTGACTATCGTAAAAAATATCAACCGTATCTTCTGGAGCAGTAGGATCTATAACCGGGTCACTTAATGTATCCCAGTCTAAGTTTCCATCAAACACTTCTTCTTCTACTTCTAACGGATGAATTCCAAGTTCGTTTTCAATAGCGTAATCATACGCTTGTTTTAGACGATCATAATAAATATAATCAGGGTCTGCTTGTAAAACACCTAACCCCGCTTTTAATAACAGTTCTGTAATCGTGTATATTTCTGTTTCATCTGTTTCTGTGTTTTTTAATTCAACTAATAAATATGCTAATAAACGACTGTCATCTGTACGGTCTGTACTAACAGTCGCTGGTTCAAATTGAATATAGTAATCTTCTATTTCGTAACCGGCTATATTATCTCGTGTTTCGTGTGTCGGTCTTATAAGTTCTAAAGCAAACTGTAAAGCGGCATCTGCAAACGGTTCAGTTGTTGGAAATATTTCAGGGGTGTCTATACCTAACAACCGAAGTCTTACAGAACCAAACGTAGGTACTACATTATTATCTTCGTTTCGATAAGTAAGACCGTACGTATCTCCATCTATAACATCTGTAATTTCTTCAACTTTATAAATGCCATCTCGACGTTCACGTTCTTCAAACGCAAACTCATTTTCTAAAATAGTAACCCCGTAGTTTTTTGTATTTACACTTTCATTAGTTATAACAACATCATTAATGTAATTCTCTTCGTTAACCATATTATCAAAACCAATAATAAATGTTTTAGCTAACGATGTTGTTTGTTTAATTACGTTTACTGGAAATGTTAACGCTACTTTATAAAACGTATCAATAGCGGCATTAACAAAAGCAGGTCTAGGTTGTGCATAATCACCTGCGCTTGGTATATCTAAATTCACGATTGCTCGTGATGCATTTTCTGTAATCATTAAATCATCGTAAAGCATCCCTCGTTTAAAGGGATAATTTGTAAATATACGACGAGTGGTAGAAGACTTATATGCACTAATAGCCATTACAAATCATCATCCGATTCAAAGTATGGATTATAGTATTCGTCTTCTGTTAGATGATCGGGTACATCATCATTTACTAAAATAATGTCTGGTATTTGCATAACAAAATCACCCAAATTACTTTGGATTTTTCTTAGCCATTTAGCCGCATGTCCAGCTCTACCAGCGTATACCTCTGGGTCTTCGTCTTCGTCTCTTAATATTCTAAAAGATACTTCATAGCAAACAAAGTTTCTAATATAAGTATCATGTATTCTTTTGTACTCGTTATCAAGTGCTTCATGATCTCCTGTAGCTGTTCCCGGAGATACGTAAACCATATCTTCTTCATCTTCTAATTTACTAAATTGGTTATTATAAACGGAAGAAATAGAAGGTAAGTTTGTATTTAATACATCATTAATTTCATCAATGGCTTCATCTAAATAAGGAAGTAAATCTTCAACATCATAAATACCTTGACCTGTTAAAGTGTTTACTCGCTTTACCATTTCACGTATTGTCATATGCCCCTCCTATTTTCCTCTGGGTTTTGTTTTTGGGGGTCTTCCACGCTTACTGCCGTATGTGCCTTTACCTTTTGGCATCTTAACCTCCTATCAAATATAAATAGGGGAGACTAAAAAGCCTCCCCATATTTACTTAATTACCTAAGTTTTCCCTACTTGTTTCTAATACATCATTAAACCCTGTTTGTTCCATATGGGATATTTTGCTGTCTTCATAATCCAATTTTTGTTGAATTAAAGAATAGAAATCTTTATGAACTCTATGAGGTCTACCATCTACAGGAACCGTTACAAAACTACCATTTAAACCCACCACAAGTTGTGAACCAAAATACTTACGGTACACTTGGGGAATACGTACCGTTTTATATTCTGTTTTAGGTGCTTGCGCTAAACGAGTCATAAATTTACGGTTTTCATTAATTACCCGTTCATACTCTCCGTTTAATTCACGCACTACACGTTCTTTAACTTCTTTAGTGGTTTGTTGGATTTGTTGTGGGGTTTGATTTGTATTGTTTTGTAAGTAAGGCATTAATTCAGATAATACTTTAGAAGTTGTTTCACTAATTACTTTACTAATCATTTCTTCATTAGTGCTTTCAACTTTCTTTTTTTCTACAATTGTCGATTCATCTGCTACTTTGTTTTGAGCCATGTCAAAACCTCGCTTTCATTATTTTAATAGATGCCTAAACGACCAAGTGCCGAAGGCTCTACACTGCTAATTCCAGCTGTAGCAACTGCTTGTGTTGGAACATGATGGAATACCCAGCATGCTTCATCACGAATCAATTTAAATCCTAATGTATTAATTTTAAAACCGATTGATTGACGTTGATCAATTGGGTCAAGAACCCCAGCAGATCCTTTAGGTTTAACGAACATTTGAACGTTACCTTCACCGCCAACTTCCATTTGAGCTAATGCATCAGCACCTAACATAATTGCTTGGTGTACAGGAAGTTGTCTAACTTCTGGAAGAAGTGTGTTTAATTCAGCTGCACTTACGTTGTCATCATTATCAACATCTAAGGTTCCTAATACAGGACCGGTTGATGCGTGTCCCCATCTTACTGTACCATTAGTAGCAATAAAAATAGGATCTTCAGCAACTGCACTTGATACATCAATTTTTCCATTATTAATGGTTAAATCAGCACCAAAGTGAGTTAATGGATCTAAGTCCCATACAGTACGAATCGGAACCCATGAACCGTCACTTAAACGGTTATATGTTTCATTTGCATCTTCTTCACCAGAAAGATCTCCAAGACCTTCTTCTTGTGCTCTAGAATCAAAACCAAAGTCACTTGCTGATTTGTATTCTTCAGCAACGTACGTTTTTCTATGTGGATTAGCATCAATGTTTAAGTAAATGTAAGGTTCATTATCACCATCATAATCTGGGTTTGCATAATAGACACGGCACTTAACAGTATCTCCGTCTTTCCATTCACCCGTATTTGCTAATTCATAACCATACGCAAAGTCATCGAGCATAGTTTTTTCAAAACGAATATTGAAAAGTTCAGGAAGAGATCCGTCTTTGTAATGAGGAAGTCCCATGTTAGAACCTAGGTATTCAACAATGAGTGGGTCTTTCATTAAGTCCCAATAATGTTCTTCTGAGGTAATTACATGGAATACACTGCCAATTGGTTTTACAACTAACCGAGCCATCTTAAGTGCAGCTAAACGGAAATCAGCAATACCTAAAGTATCTCCTACAATAAGCTCGCCTTTGTTAGCACGGTTATTAGCAAATGCTTGAACTGCTGAATTTAGCAATTCTTTACGTGCTAAACGATGCATCGTTCTAGTTGCTACATCGCCCATTTCTTCTGCATATTCCATTACAATTGGGTCAAGTAATTTCCACTCAATGCGATCTGTAAATTCCATATAACGACCGTATTGATGATACGTTCCTTCAATACGTTCTTTTTTTACTTTGTCCGCTTTAGGTGGAATACCTTCAAGTAACGGGGTAGTGTGTTCGGTAAGTGGGAAGTTACGTCTAATCGTCCAAGTACCATAACCTTTAGGCATTGGGTGTTTTTTCGCATACTTCAAAAATACATAGTTTTCTTGCCCGATTTTAATTTTCTCGAGCATCATTTGATCGTAATAAAGTTTTGCCTGAAACGATTCTAAATCTAAATTATTTTGTGCGTCTTCGTTAATAAGTCCAACCATCGTGTTAATACCAACACGTTCGCTTAATGCTACTAAACTGTTTTCTGCCATAGTAACAAATCACTCCTCTATATTTTTTTTTAATTTATTCGTCTAGTTTAGAGGCGACTCTTCGAATGGTGGACAACAAATTGTCCTTCGTTTTAGTTCCTTTTCCTCCGGTATCTTTAGGTCCGGTTGAAGGTGCTTCATCATAATTTGTTTGCCCAGCAATCTCTTTTTTCGCCCGCTCTACTTCAGCTGCCACTAGTTTATCGTAGTTAATTGCAGCATACATGTCTTTTAAAGGCATGTTTAGATTTGTTAGCCTAAACCCTCGTTGTTCAAGTTGATCTGCAAATTCAGCAAGTTGGTCATTCGATAAACCGTATGCTTTTTGCAATTGCATAATTTCACTCGTAATTTTACTTTGCACTTGTTGCTCTTGCAATTTACGATTATACTTTTCAACTTCCTCCAAACGTTTAGCTAACTGTTCATATTCCTCGTTTGCCGATTGACCTTTCTTTTCTTTAGGTTCTTCGGGCGCTTTAGGAATATTACTATTTGGTGCGGTTGTTTCTTTTAGAGCTTTGTTTTCATCTTCAAGCTCTTTCAAACGTTTACGCATTGCTGCAAAAGCTCCAGCTTGCTTACGTTCTTCATCGGGTAAATCTTTTGGCACATCGTTTTCTGAAGTACTTTCCGATCCTTCGGTTTGTTGTGATTCGTCAACCACAGATTCCTGATCGGTGTTCGTTTCCGAACGTTCCTCGACTTCGGTGTTGCCTTCTACTTCATTCGCAACTCGATTCAGTTGGTCTTGGATATTATTTTCCACTGCCTGATACTCCTTTCCTATAAATTGGCGAGATTTATAGAGGGACGAGATTTGCTCTATATATTAAAGCTTTCGCTTTAACACCTATATTATACACCGTACTTATTGATTTTGTAATTGTTTTTTCATGGTGCTCGGTTCACGGCGTACTTTTCTTTCTTGTGCTAGCTGATCTACCGCAGCTTCAGGACGCATACCTTCTTCAGTCATCGCACCGAAACTTGCAATCTCACTTGTAATTTCTTCGTAATCATCTTTGAGTCTATCAAGTTTCATACGATCAAGGATCATATCTTTTTGTGGGAAGTCTTGGTAGAACAACCATTCTTCTGGGGTCAGTAATTCAACCTGACCTTGATATTGCATTTGGACTTGCATAATTAAGTTTGCTGCTTCTGCAAGTCGTGCCCGGTTTTTAGGTAACAACGGACTCGCTTCAATATTATATGTAAACTGATGTTTATTATCTTTCGTATTTTTATATTTAGTAAAATCAATTTCTAATGCTTTAATTTGTTCTTCTCCGTAAGAAGGTCCTGTCGCAAAATGTCGAACGCCTCCATACTGAATATAAAAGTCCATCATCATACGAGTTAATTCTTTTGCATATTTTTCAATTAAATTAATACGAGTATTGTCCGTCATACTAACACGAGATTGTAAACGTTCCATACCACCCGTTGTCGTAACCGATGCGGTATCTCGTCCAATGTATTTTTGGTCGACCCCCGTAATCTTTTCAATCGATTGTTCTAAAGAACTTTTAATATATTCTAAATTGGCGGGTAACGCAGGGTACTCGAGTTTTTGTAAAGCTCGTGTAACATCTCCATCACTAATCGCAAATACACGATCTGGGTTATTAATTTCATTTGCTACTCGGGTTGGGTTTAATCCCGTACGTGTATCTAAAATGGTCGGTGTTCTTTGCGACGCATATAAATGAGTCACGGAAATAGAATCTAAGATATTAAGTGTCATAGCATTTTTTAATATGCGTTGAACAACACCAATCCCGTAACCATCTTTTTCAGGAGGGGTAGCATATAAACCTATGACAGGGTAGTAGCTGGGTTTAATATCTTTCTTAGCTAACAGTATGATGTTGTTCAACGTAAAGATTACTTGATCAATCCGAGTCCCGCCATTATCTTTTGGCATTTTCTTAAAAGCGATATACACAGGCATCATGCCTTCGCTTGTGGGTGTTACATCTTTATTGTAATACCCTTTGCCTAGATCTTGCTGGTTTACTGGATTGACAATGTGGACGTTATCATCTTTGTTCCGGCGAATCGCTTTGTCTACTTCTTCACGAGCATCTGGATATTTAGCCGCAATCGATTCATAACTGTCTTCGGTTTGAATAAATAACGCACGACCATCTTGAAGGTTGTCGTAGTTAGGGTCGAGTAATACCGACATTGGATCTCTTGGTGTCACTTCGATTTCACCTTTATTTATATTGTCTCCGACTTTAAAACTGGTATCTGAATTCCAACCCAGTTGTAAAAATCCACAATTTAATAAGGCAGCTCGAGTTCCAATCTTAAGTTGTTTCTCACCTAAGCCGTGTCGATTATATTCGTACTCTAAAAATTTATTAATGATTCTAGATTCTTCTTGATCGTTTGGGTCAAGTGGTAAGACATCAGCAATGTAAGGTGCCGCATAAATACTGTTTACAATGTTGTCTTTGACATAAAAGACGTGATTGGTGTCCGGAATAATTTGGTGTTTAGGTAAACGATGTCTAATCGTATCCCAAAACTCGCCCGTATCATATGCGTCTAGCATTCGCCAAACACGTTCTTTACGATACCGTTGCGCTTTAAAAATATCCATTAACCGATCGATTTCGTAAATACTATACCCAAACTTCTCTTCAAATTCTTCATGCGTCATTACTATTATCCTCTATCGGTGTGCCATTTAAAAACGCTTCATAAATCGTGTTGACTGTTTCATTCACATCATTCATTACTTTTTGTTGTTCCGGTAATCGCTCTTGTTCTTTCTTTTGTTTCTCTAATTCTTTTTCAAATTCTTTTTGAATTTTAACTGCGTGTTCGTTATCTTTTACTTTCACGATCTTTTCTGGATAGTTGATTTTAATTTCCGGCACTTCAATCTTATATGTCACTTCTGTGTTTCTACGTGTGCCAATGTAATAAGCCATAAAGATAAATCCAGAAATCAACGTTACCATAAGTATATTACCAAGAGTCTCCATTCGTCACCTCAAATATTTCTCCGAATCCGTCAAACGTTTTTTCTTTCTTCGTTTTTACACCCCACATATCATGCTCACGTTCTTTAGGTCCTGGTGTATATATTTTAGTGGGGGTGTTCTTAAGTCGATAAGGCATTTCCATAATTTGGAATTCTAACGAGTTGACCCCGTGATTATCCTTATCGATCGGTTTATCTGCTTTAACGGTTTTGTTTAATTTCCGATCCGGGAATTTATAGTTTTTTAATTCTTCGATTAAATGCGGAACGCCTTCTTTGAAAAACCAAATTTGCTGGTTATTAATGAAGTCGTTGGTTCGCATAATCCGTGCATCTAAATTCATTTGAGCCGGTCTGAAGTAGCACCCCTCTTCTTGAAACAGCGTTCCAATTGTCTTTTTGTCATTGATTTTTGTGCGCTGCGAATAACTGCGTCCGTCCATCACCGGTGTCTTAAACAGTTTACCAATCGGAACTATTTTGCGAATGTAATCTTTATAGACGGTTGCGATCTCACTAATGCTTGCATTGTTAATGACGATTTCATCGAATACGTAAATCGCTGGCTTACCATTTTTATCTCCGTCAAAATCAATTGCCGAAAAGATAAAATGCGTATTATCATTAAGCCCGTAATCCATCGATACCATACGTACCCAGTGTTTCGGTATTTCAAAGTCATCGATCATTTGGTCAACAGCGTGTGGGTATACCAAACCTTCCGCATAATCAAACGATCCTCTTAGATAACGTTTCACCCACCAATCGGGTTTGCCTCGTTCTAAAGACGGAATGAAATCTTCGGGTAAGTAGTAGTTTGCTTTAGACGGAATAATGTGGCTTTTAATATTCGGACTGACGTAGTTTGGATTTAAATGATACGTCTGTTCTTGATCATCATAGATGTGTATCTCGTGTGACTTTAATAAGAAGTCTTCTTTAATCCAACCTGAGTCCGGGTTTGATTCCACAAACATTTGAATCCAATTAAGTTTTTCTTTTTGTTTATACTGCTTACTCTTAGGCGAATAAATCATTACGGGTTCGCCCGTCTTTTCATCTGTTTCGTATTCAATCGCTGACGTATTTCTTAAACGTGTTTGCAACTGTATATATGCATCGTGCTTAACTTCAGATGCTTCCAGAATGTGTGCTCGAGTTAAGTTATAAGACCGGATGTCTCCTTCATCGGCTAGATGTCGGTAGTAAACCGTATGTCCATTAATAAAGGTAATCATATTCTTTTGCCGATTATAACGTTTAACAAAATCCAGCGGAAAGTCTTTTTCGAAATCTTTTTTAATCGTGTTCTCAAGTTGAACGAGTGTATCTGCTCCGATTAACGTTTCACCGTTAGGCGTCGTCAGTATATGTTTCTCATCTGCTTTTAGACTGGTGTATGTTTTACCCGACCCGTACCCGCCGAACAATCCGACTTGCGGAGATTTGTCTTTAAGTATTTCGATTTGATGCGGCATTGGAATCGCTGTGTCGTAATAGGTGTGGCAGTTACTTTGTGTGCAAACCAGCCAGTCCGTAGATGGTCCCCCGTTAATCGCTTGTGCCGGTTCCATTTTACTTTGGCATCGGGGACAGCTTATCTTACTCTTGTTTAGATGATAGTATTTCATCTTGTGCCTTCATGATGGCTTCTTCGGTTAATCCGTTAAACCGAGTTTTGATTCCTTCAGGATTATATTTATCAATCATTAAAGAGAAGCCGAGCACAGCTCGTTCATAAATATCTTTCTTAAGTTGCTTTGCTTGTTCTTCTTTCAGTTTTTTATCTTTGACCGCCGTGCCTTCGAATGTGCTAAGTAGTTCGAGTGTTGCGGTGTTGAGCATATCCAAGACTTCTTCTAAGGAAAGTTCCCCTTGAATATTAAGCGACACATCTTTTTTATTTCTTAGCCCGATTACGATCGCTTGATCGACATCCATAAGATTTTTGTTTCCTGATTTAATTTTCATTTTGTTGCCTCCTGTTATTTTTTATTAAACCCTCTATTATATATTATACTGAAAAAGTCAAGTTTTTACTACTCTCTATTATTATTATACGTAAATAAGCGCTAATCTGTTGCGTTTATTTTTTTTTATTTTTTATTTTTGAAAATTTTTAGGGGAGGTAATACTAATAGCACGTATATGTATATAAGGGTGAAATACCCTATTACATCCCAAATTTAAGGGGCACCCCCCTTGATATATGGGTCTTGTAAAATTGGTATTTCAAATAGAAGGGTAGCGACCAACGCTGAGGAGGTAGCACATGACTACAGAAAGATTACGAGTACATTACAAGATGGCAAGAGAAGTACTCAAGCAACATGGTATCACAGTAACATTACATCCATTAAGTGAGAAGCAGTTCTTACTTAAAAAGGGAGAGCTCATCATCAATGACTCACTAGAACCAAGACAGATGACAGACATAGTCAATTACTTAGCAACCACTGTTATCTACAAATCTATTACACCTAAAGAAAAGGAGGTGAAGTAACGTGGAAAAAGTATTCTATGTATATGCAGTAATGTGTTGTGACATCATCATGCACATCGAGTTAACAGAAACAGCAGAAACTATTAATGAAGTAGCATACGAGCTCGTTGATATGGGCATCACTGACTTCGGTGCAGATATATTCTACATCGAGGCGGTTGATATGAGCCACTTACTCAATATACTCCACAATGGTCTAAGATCTGATTACACTAAGATTCATACAGTGTAGTACGTACGCATTAAAATACTTTGCAGGAAAGGAGGTGATATAACATGCAAGACATTATCCAAATGTATGAATTGGGTCTGCTCTCTGATTATGAACTTATGCAGCTATGCTTTGTTCATAATTATTCCCATTCTGTTATAGATGATAGCTATACCGCTATTACCTATACAGATGAAGAGTTCAACACAGAATCAAACTTACACAAAACTAAGAAAAGCGCAACAGCTCATTTAGCATCTAATGTTCTTAGTTACTTTACTTACTAGCACCACAGATTAAGTCGGTGGGTGCGTGTCTTCAGTCTTTATAGGCACGCATCCGCCTTCTTTTTCTTTTGCCTCTAATGAACCATATATAGCTGGTGAATAGTTATTAATGTCGCAATCACCCAATATGGCGAACCTGCACACACTTTTGTTAGTCAAAATCCCGACTAACGTTTTTGTGATTCACTTGTACCACTACTCTACACAACTTTTTTTTTCTTAACAAAAACATACATAACTGTTATCTGAACTAACACTAAATGATAATAAAACATAAATGTGTAAAATTACACAATCACAAAAATGTATGTTTTCGACGAAAAAAAATAAAACACACCACCCACACTTCAACCTCAATCACAAATATGTATGTTCGTCGAGCACCCCTTGTCGGCCCTCATTCTTCGGGCTGTCCGGCGGGGGCTCTCCTCACCTAATCCGTCCGTCCTAAAAACGTGAGGACGAACGGGAAATACACTCTCTTCTCTCTCTCAGCCGTCTCATTATAATTTTTGTTTCGCTTTACGCGTCAAGTTCAAGCATATTCTGCGAATATGTGCTCCGACAAGTCGTCGCAAACTTGACACGCATCTCACAAAAATTGTATGGACGGTGCCTGCGATAGCAGAGCTAATAAAAGGAGGTTTCCATTATGAATCATGGAGACAAAGTAGCAGTAAAGTTAGTAGCATTTGAGGATGTGCCAAGTGGTCCTCGCAAGAATTTAGTGTTCCACGTAGAGGGCACTAAGCGCACCGTAGAGCATGTGTTTATGGAGAATGGGACTAACCCGCTTCAAGCTAAGCAAATCTGGGCAGAAAGCCTAGCTACTCAGTTAGGTGTCGATGCCCCAACCGCTGAGCTTCCAAGCATCAAGTATCTCAGATATGTAGAGGGACTCAGTGAAGCAGAAGCTAAAAAGCGACTCGCTAAAGCTCAAAAGCCAGCCGCTCAAGCCTACGATACGTTCTTCGAGAGCCTCGTTGGCAAAGAGATGCACTTGTGGATGAAAATCAACAAGACTCATACTCAGACATATTACAACTATGTCCCGTATGAAATCAAAACCGACGGTGAAACCGTCAGCGAACTACCATTCCAAGTGTAACGAAGAGGGGACGAAAGTCCCCTTTTCAATTTTTTTTATATCAATAACCTAAGAAAACGAAAGGAGATAGTTTATCATGATTATATTTAACAACTTCACCAGAACCAAAATAACCGAACTTAATAAGGAGCTCAAGCTCAGACTCAGCTATCATTACGATGATTACATTACATCCAGTTTATACAGCCATCAACTTGACGATTGGCGAGATTGGTTCAAGCAATCACTCAAAGATTATCCCAACAGCGCTGTCGTGTTCAATATTGAAAAAAACGACAAATCAACGATGTACAAAAACGAATGGAAACTCATTCCCATGCTAGCAAATCGATACAGCGATGTCATCATTACCGGCAAAGATGAATACGTATACTTCCGTAAAGGACAAGTGCTTAAATCCAAATACAACCAGAATGGACTCGTCCGCATTATCCTAGAAATCCATACCGGCGTTAAGCAAAAATATTCAGTCACAGAGCTAGCCCTGCTTAATTATCTCAAAGATACCTACGAGTATCCTGAAAAACAAGCCATTCAAACCATCGAAAGTTTCAAAGATACTATTCAAAACAATGCCACATTCAAAAACCGACTTGACATCGTGTTCACAGGATTTAATGTCAATGACGACGCTATCAAAGATAGCATCTATAGATATTCCGATCAAGAGCGCTACTTATTTAAGTTACTCTGGTTACTATTCTTTATCAAAAATCCTGACCCCATTTATCTCAACAAAGTCAATATCAACAGCCAAGACGAAAGTGAACAAGTCAATCTCTTAGAGTCGACAGAAAATCTTATCAATGCCATCGAACGAATTGCGAAGATAAAAATTAACATCGATGACTTAATCATCAGTACTGAACCCGATTATGAAACAATGTCCGAAGAATACTTAGATTACTATAAATCAAGCGTGTGAAAGCACGCTTTTTTTATGGTCAAACGGCGGTTGACGGGGCAAATGTGCCCGCCAACCTGATATAATAAAAATAGATAGACCTAAGTAAGTCTATAAACTACTTACTATCTCCCCCTTCTTTTGAGAGGTTGCTTGCCCCCCTTCAAGTAGCCTCTCACCCCTCCTATAAAATCCAAACTATATAAAAAGGAGCTATGATGTTAGACCTAGACTATAAAGAACTCATCGAAGAAACACTTGATAAACTTGAAAAAGAACTCATTGAACATAAAAAAGAAATCATGAAAGAAAACGACTTTCTAGATGACAAAAGTTTTGTTCAAATTATCCACGATACCATAGACGAGGTTAGACATCATACATTTCGTATGCTTGACCATGAGAAACACAAAGAGGTTCTAAAAGATAGTATACACCTAACCTTAGCATCAGAACTGTTCAAAGAACCAGCTGTAATCATATTAATAGGACTTATCAAAGAACTTTTGAAAGGAGACTCTAAAGTATCATGAACAAGATCTATTTAATAGGTAAACTTACAAGACTGATCAAATTGCCAGAAGAAAATACGTATAAAACACGGATCCATACCAATGAAGGAGATCACCACATCTACCTGCCTAAAGAAATTATTCATCTAAGATTACAAGATTATGAAAATAAGGTGGTTGGTGTCGTGGGTCATGTGACACAAACCTTGTTTGATGATGAAAAAATCATCGTCGATCAAATAGCGATATTTCGGGGATAACCCCTTAATATAAAAATTCCAAAAGGAGGAAATAATGGAATTTAAGATTTTTAGAAGCGACAACGCTTCGTTCTTACGCATTACCTTCCCAGTCACTTACAGAGAATTATCGACTGTGCGTAATCTCATCAATATTAACGTCGTTGATGCAGATGGAAGACCGGTATTTACCGTCTTGCCCTCAAATGGTGCAGTGGCTGTTTCAACCGAAGCCGTTGCATTCCCGATGAGCAACCAAGACAAGCCGATTGTCATCACGGCTCAGTTAGATGACACAGATAATCTCAGTATGCGTTACTTTGTAGCGTTAGTGAAAAAAGGCTTAACAGCCTATGTTGCTAATCTACAAAAAGCATCCAAAGAAATTCACAAATTAGCAGAAGGAGTTGAAATCGAATAATGATTACTGGACTGTTGCCCAATTACTTAGTGAATATGATGTAAGCACCGCTGGTATGGTTCAACACAATGGTCGAACTTTACAAAGTGGAGAGTACAACAAAACACTAAGCGCACTTGGTCTCGTAAACGGAGACACTATTTACGTGGTTCGTAAACTGGACAGTGCAATTTAAGGGGGCTAATAACCCCCTTTCATTTTTTTTTATATTTATAAAAGGAGGATAAAACATGTTAACACATGAAATCAAAGACTTTATTCGTGACGATATAAAAATAATCGGATGTCCCATTG